CTGGAGTAGATACTCTGTTGATTTTAGATTCTTTAATGATGCAGAGATAGATTTTTACTTGGAAGTTGAAAGAGTCCAGGAGGTACAAGCAGCAGCATGAAGGAGAATAAATACGGACATGAATCATTACACGAGATGGTCCAGTGTCACGTTGACCAGCTGCGAACCAGGATAATGAATGAAGGTTTAGACATACACAAGTACAGAGAGATGCGACACTTGCGCACAATCTATAAAAGTATTTTGGATTGTGAGTGTAACTTTTCTCACGATGTGGAGTCTAAATAATGTACGCAATAAAAGGAGGGCAAGATGCCTAAAACAATAGTAACACAAATAGATATAGTAATGGACAAGCTGCAGCCGTTGTTTGACTGGAGCAAAAACTTTGACCCAGGTAAAACACCTGCTTCATTGTTCTTAGACATCATCGGTTACAGCGATGAGATACTAGGTGCAGAGCTAGTTGCAGATAAAACAAAAGCGCATGAGTTCATGGGTTATACAGAATACTGCATGCTAGGTGATGCACTACAAGTATATAAAAACTACAGCCACTTGATTGTGTATGAGGCATGCAACAAGTTGCTAGCTAAGGAGCAACAATAGAGTTTGCTTCTTGTGTTCGGTCTGGTTTCTGCTGCAAGCAGAGACCATGTCCGTTCGGTAAACCAACAAGCGAAGATAACTTAGCTTGTATATATCTTGGTGGTGACAAGCCAGGTAATTATTTTTGTGAGAAGTATGACGAGATACAAGCTGGCATGCCAGACAACATGGCAAACATCAGTCCAGCATTCGGTGGTGGTTGTACTTCTACATTGTTTAACCCCGACAGGGACAAAGTGCTATTAGAAATAGGAAGGAGGTGACTCATGTGTAGTTGGCAAGGATTTATCCTACTTACAGGAACTGCGTTCATTGTAAGTTTTACACTACTTGCTGCATACTTTAACTGGCAAACATGGCGCGGTTATAGACATGCAAAAAAACACATGCGTAACATGTAGTAACGTGTATAATATATACTAAGTAACGTAAAAGGAGGTTACGTTGTCAAGCATTTGTATGATGTGCGGCAGACACACTCATTTAGTGTATGCCAGGCATGTTTGCATAAATGATATGTGCAACTTGTACTTAGTGCCGCAAGTAACACAAGTAACTATTACAAATAACGCAATTTATTTGTAACTAATTAATAACTAGAAGAGTCTAACAAGACAAAGGGAGGTAAAGCTATGGCTTTAAATATAATTAAAAAACTAAGACCAAACATAATGAGAAGTTTAGTTGAAGAAGGAATCATATATAGTAAAGAAAATACTGGACGTGCAGAACACGGCAAACCAATTAACGTTGTAACTACAAGTAAGATTATGAACTACTGTGAGACAGCTGTGGTGGATGCAATCAACATGAACAAGGATGGTAAATCTAAAGATGAGATAAAAGAACATCTTGATTCTTTAGTAAAGGACATGGGTTATCAGATATATGAACAGTACAGATTTCAACAAGCTGTGTACTATGCACTATCTGATTTAGCATACAAACAAATAGGTATGTTAGCACCACAATCTGCATGACATGTGTGAGTGGGACGAAGAGAGTCTTAACAGACTGCTTGCAGAATTAGAATTAGAACTGACTGTCAATGACACGGTCCAGGATTTAATTAAAGAACTTAAAAGAGGAAGGAGAAGATAGTTGCAGAGTTATGAAGAGTTATTACTGCAGGATTTAAAGATGACTGCTGAACTTATCAAACAGAAAACACAATCACGTAACAACATGATTACACATTTGTTTGATGCCAGGAGTACAACAAAGATGACAGTAGAAAATATAGCAGAAGCAGCAGGTGTATCACGCAAGCATGTGTACACGATAGTAAACAAGGAAGGAAGTAATGGCTAAATATTTAGTTGTTGAAATACAAGATGACAATTTTGAGGAGGCAAGGCATAACATTTGCAATCTTAAAGGGGTTAAGGACACAACAATATTATCTAAAACTAGGAGGAGTAATGGCAAAGTTTAATTTAGAGAACTACGAGACAGTAGAAGATAGATTAAAAATATTCTGGAAGGATAATCCAGACGGAAGAATAGAGACAGAGATAGTACATATAACTACTGACGGTACATGTGTAACTATTAAAGCAGAACTATACAAGGACCTAACAGATGCAAGACCAGTGACCACTGGTACAGCACAAGAGACTAAAGGTCAAGGTGGCTTTGCTAATGCTGACGCATGGATGGAGAACTGCGAGACATCTGCAATAGGTAGAGCTTTAGCTAACTGGAAGTACCAGGGCAGCAATAAACCTAGACCAAGCAGAGAAGAGATGAGCAAAGTATCTGATAGTAAACCAGCTGCACCTAAAAAAAAACCTATAGTACAAGAGAAGGTGACATCCCCTTCTAATGAACTTAAACAAATCATATTAGATATGTGTGGCAAGGATAAAAATTTTGCTACTAATGTATGGAAGTACACAACTGATAGAGTTAAGGTCAAACCAGGTATGCCAGAGAGCATAGTAGATTACACAGAGGATGACCAAAAAACTTTTATTGATGTTGCATCTAAGTACATTGATAAACAAAAGAAAACATTTGAAGAACGTCAAGATAATTCAGATGTAATAAATACCATCATTGAAACATTTGATGGTGACGTAGAAGAAAAACCTATAATGAGAAACCCAGGTGATAGTCCAACTGAAAAACAGATGGAGAAATTTAACCAAGCTGTTAGTAAATCTACAGATGCAGGTGACATGGAGTTAGTAAAGAAAGCAAAGAAGGCATTAGCTGATGGTGAACTTACTAAAGGTAATGTATTTGATTGGATTGATTCTGATGGAGACTGGTCATTAAAGGACGGTTCGTAACATGCAGTACATGAGAGTGAAGAGAATACCTAATGAAGGGACCGATTCACACCGAGTCCTGGAGAAGCTAAGAGAAGCTAACTGGGACTGGGTATGTGGAACTACATTCCAACAAATGTATTTACCTACATACGCACAACGCGTAGCTGACCTACGCAAGATGGGTTATGGTATTGAAGCTGCACAATGTAGAGACCACATGTTTTGGAACCACAATCATAGAGGTAATGTAGCTATGTATAGATTAACAGATGATGAGGAGGCACCGTTCTAATGACGGATTTAAAAAACGTAGAACTAATTGATTTAATCAAAGAGTTATTAACAAGACAAACAACTAACAAAGTAAACCTATTTAGAGAAGCAACTATAACTGCTAAGGATGGAAGAGTACAACTCTTAGGACTTATGGCTGCAGTAGAGATGAAACTAGATGAAAAAGAGGAAGAGTAATGGTATTAGATATGATGTTAGAAGATGCTATTAAAGAATCTAAGATGTGGGAGATAAACAATCCCAGGGTACACGCACTGCTGCGTAACCTTATGTTGTTTATTGACCACTCTGACAGCATAACTGATACACAAACACAAGAAATATTCTCTTATCTATTAACTTTGACACGTGCATACGGTGACCCTAAGTTTAATGTACCAGCAGGTGGCTAAAGAATCTTTAGGTTATCCCATCCTTTTTTATTTACAGTAAATGTAAGTACACCTGGATGGGACCAAAGACCAGACCTTGCCGTAAAGTCTATGCTTTTATCTAAGCTAGGAGATTGAAACCAAGTTCTATCACCTTGCTGCTTTGCACGGAAGTGATGATAGTGACCTGTAATAAGAATCTGTACGTCACTCATCGGTAAAAATCCATACATCTGACCCTTCCACCAGTTTTCTATTTTATTCTCTGGGTTGCTGCCACTGTAACCTGTCATGTGACCATGTGTCCAACCGCAAGGTATTGATTTGATAGTCATTACCTGGTGAAAGCCATCTGGTACATCAACTGTTACATTCTTGTAGCGTTCTTTATTAGCAGCCATAATTTCTTCACATATCTGTAGGTGCATAGTATCAGAGTTATCTAACCTGCTTGTAGCAACTTGACCTTTACTGGTCCTGGTCATCTCACCATGGTTTCCTGGCGCACCAGCAAGTATCAACTTATCTGCATGTGGTAAGAATGTATCTATTGTTTTCATAATCATTGACCTAGCTAATGCGTATTGCTCAATCAGTGAGAGAGAAACATTATGTGGCTGACTCTCGTAAAAATGTGGAGTACAATTTTCTGTAAGGTCACCTAATCCTATCATGTATATTTCATCTATCATTACACCAGACTTGCGCAGCTCTTTGATTCTATTGACTGCATCTTGCAGCGCTATGTCATAACGTTTAATTGTATTCTCAACTCCGTAATCTTTTTTTCCGAGTTGCCAATCTGCCATGAAGAATAAGAAAGCAGTGTCACCACCATGAGTTTTTAATTTGAGAGGTGGTTTTCTACCTGCTTGTTTGAATAATGCTTTGAAGTATTTATCTTGACCAGGATTCTTCTTACGTACTACACCTTTAAAGGCAAAGAATGTTTCAGTTCTGCCACCTTTCAGTTGAACCTGCCAGGAGCTTGCCTTCACTGTATCTACAATCTCATATAACCTTGGGTCAAACCCCCAATCACGCAGAATACTATCAAACTTATTTCTGTAATTTGGGTCCGTGCCAACGTGTGTAATCTCACCTTGACCAGTAGCTTCATTTACTTCTAGTCCAGGTTGCCATCCAGATTTATAGAAGTTATTACCCCATTCTTCTGGAACTTTATTAGTCATATACTAACCTCCCTGTTATAACCATTATATATAGTTACAACAAGGTAAGTTATGGTTTATAAATTACTTAGTAATTTGTTTTTTTGCGTAGGTCTTAATGACTGCAAGTGCAGCACCACCACCAGCAAGTGCAGCTAACTGTAAAGTTTCAGCTTCTACACCAACTAATGGAGCAACTGTTAAAGCACCTATGAACGCTTCAATAAATGTCCAAGCGGTACGCTCTAACATATCTTTAAGGTCATCACTCATTTTATACTCCCATGAATCGGACCAAGGTGTCCACCATACATCCTTTTTGAATGTACCATCCTGGTTTCTTGCTCTTTTAAATCTTTCAAACATTATCTAACTATCCTACCTCTTAACATTATCTGTGTCTGTATGACATTACCATTTATTTCTTCTAGTTTTTCCATAACTTCTTTGGCTACACCTACTTCTGTGCTAGAGGATTTGTCTGCTGGTTTACCTAGTAAATCATTTATAGTTGTGTATTCAATAGTTACTTCATTACCTATTAACAATTCTTTGGCAATCTTCTTATATGCTTTAAGGTATGCGTTTTTACTTGAACCTATAAACCCATCTTTACCCATATCTAAGTCTTGTTGTGTCTCTCCTAACAATAGGCAACCAGCTGTATGCTCATCAGTATTCCCTGTATGAATTAGAATGTCCTTAAAATTAGGCACGTCTTGTACGTGCAGCATACCATAGTGGTCTGCACCATAGCGCACTTTGTACTTTTCGTGAAAGGAACCCCATTTTTTAAACTCAATTTTATAAGTACCTTCTCCTATGCAAGTCTCTCCCCAGACTTTAACTGTTTGATACTGGTCCTCTAGTGTATAACACTCAAATACCCCATTGATAAACAACATACCATTTGTAGCATCAGTACCAAACTGTGTTCTAACAACTTGTAATTTCACCTATACCTCCAAACTGACAATCGCAAATCTGTACGAATGAACCATCGTCTTTACTATATACTATACACAATTTATTGATTACTTTCTAACCAAGTTAACCTGTCATCTAACACATCTAACTCCCATAAATCATTTTGTATGTTTTGTATTTGTGTTTCTAGTCTAATTATTTTGTCACCTAAATCATTCCATTCCCAAATTTCTGGTACATATTTTTGGTCCAGGTCCCAGTTAGCATCTCGTAATGCTTGTTCGGTATCGTACTTTAATGTAGCTAAATTATTATTTAAGTTGTTTATTTCTGCTTGAAGGTAAGCGTATTGACTTTCGTAATACTCTGCTTGTTGTGCTGTTTGTTCTAATGCGTATATTTTTTCATACAATACTGCAATATCGTTAGATACCATTGTGCTATCTTTGAGTGTTTGAAACTCATACTCAATGTTATTCATTCGGTCATCAATACCTTGAAGCGTATTGACTATGTCTGCAGCTGTAGTTAGTCCTGCACCAACAGAACCCATAAGACCTAAAGCTACAGCAACAAAAGCAATATTTTCTTTTAGCTTAACTAGCATTATTTAGTGCCGCAGCAACCGCCACCACAACAGTCCATACTATCCTCCAACTTTAAATAAAATTTCTCTAATAACTTCTTCTATTACCATTAAATTTTGATTGAATCCAGCAATAGAATCTTGATAAGCAATTACTTGTGCTTTTAATGTAGCTACTTCTTGCTGCATATCATTTACAGTTTTAAATAGCCAACCAACAAGTGCTGCTAAACCACCTTGTAATATTTGTCCTAAATTTACTTGTGCTTTCATATACTTATTCTAAATCACATTAAATTATTTATAAGTACTACTAATGCAGATATAGCTACAAGCCACCCACTTAGTTCTTGTCTTGAAATTTTTTGATTTACTTTTTCGTGTAGTTCATCTATGCGTTTGTTTATATCCTGTTGTCCTTCCAATATTAAATTTAACATTTCTTTCTGTGTAAAGCCGTTGCCGTTATAAGATGTCATCTCTATCCCAATCATCTTGCCAATTCCAGGGGTCTCGTTTCTTATAGTAGTATGGTTCTTTATTAGATTTACCTGTTAAAAATTTATATAAATTACCATAGTTTTCTATAACTAAAGCAATCAAAAGTAAATATATAAGTGAATCCATAATACGATTGTATCATAGGATTTATTATTCAGGTTTTGGATTGTCAGCTTTAACCTGTGCTATATGGTCTTTCCAAGTAGTAGTACCATTAACATTATCCCAGTACTGCATATCTAATTGGTCTTGTATTGATGCGTAAGCCCTTTCTCTATCAGTTTTATAACCATTAGCTTCTTTATCTAATTGTTGATTTCTAACATTAGCACTCCACTTATCAAGCATAGCATCTACTTCTTCAGCAGTTAATTCTATCCTTACACCATCTTCTACTTTGTGGGTAGGTGGGTCAAAACTTGCTCTTATTTCTTCTAAACTTTGTGCCATTATCGTTTCACTCCATAAATAGTAATAGTTCCTGCTGTCATATTTCCTGAATCAGTATGAAACTTTATTCCTGTTACAGCTGTGCTAGTAGCTCTTTCAGCTATTCTTCTTAATACTTGGTGTCCATCTCCATTTGCTCTTTGTGTCATACTATCTGTCCAAATGTGAGGTTGTGATACTGCACTATTTGCAAATAAAATACACCTAGCATTGTTTCTTTCGGTGCTAACATTTGACATATTACTCATAATCCTAGTTTCATCAGTTCTGCTATTGTTAGATGATAAAGATGTTGAACTTAAATCTGTGTATAAACTAATTAATGCATCTCTATAATTACCTGTTATATCGCTACTACCATTTCTAAATGTTGCATTTACTGCTGTATCGTTTGTAGCAACTTGTATATTTTCTAGTGTAATTTCATAATGTGAATATTTAGTATTATCTACAAAGTTGTTTTCTGCATAAGAAGATGCAGCACCATCTGTTGCAAAATCATACTGTGCTAATTTAACTAAACCTGCATCTAAGTAGGTGCTACCCATTTCATTATCTTTTAGTACAACACCATCAATAGTTACACCATTAGCAGAAGTTTTTTCTGATATTGTATCTACTTTTATTTCACTTGCCATAATCTATTCTCCTGGTTTAGGGTGAGCATCTTTTACTGCTTGTCTTGCTGCTTGTAAATCTGTAAGAGTATCGCCACCATCTAGTAATGCGTGTATGCAATCTTGTAATGAGGGATATTCTGATTGTCTATTTCTTTTCCAAGCTAAAGCATCATACTCTGCTTGTAATTTTTCCATTTCAGCAGTTATTTCTTCTTCAGTAGGTTGTGCTTCTTCACTATTCCATACAGTTATAACACCACCTGTCAATGCACAATCAGCATTAGGAACTAAACTAAATATTGCATCAATTTTTTCTATAGCCATTATCCACCTACCTCTAACAATGTAATAGATGAATACCCATAATATCCTGACCAAGTATAACCTGAACCTGAACCTGCATACTTACCTTGTGTTTTGTAAGTAGTTGCAGATGTTGTGCTTGGACTATCCACACAATTAAATATAATTGGTGTTGTTACATAGGCATTATTATCGCCTTCGTGAGCATCAAATTTTGCACCTGCACTAGCAGTTTTTATGGAAGTAGAACCTCTAAGTAATTGATAATTACCAAAAGGTATATCTCCTGGTGCATAAGTTAATGGATAGTGTTGAACTAATATCAATATTTTGCTTGATGTTGCACTAGGTGTAATGGTTGCAGTTAAACCTGTATCAGTAAAACTTGTAGAACTTATTTGTACACCATAATTACCAACACCATTGTCTGTTGAAACATCAGTAGCATTAACCACTTGTAATACAGAACCACTTTGTAAATTTAATGTTCCTGTTTCATTAGGAACAGTAATTGTCTTGTCTGAACCTAACGAACCTGCGTTAGTTAATATGGTATAGTTACCACTTCCATCATCTATCTTTATACTACCTGGCATTATGTCTTTCCTAATCTTTGGAATGTAAATCCAGTAACCATTCTACTACTGTTACCAACCAAAGCATCATCTCCATCATTTTGTCCAAATACTTGAAATTTTATTTTACGATTGCTTGTATCTGTTATATCTACTATAACTTCTCCATAACCATTTCTAATTTCAGCACCTGTAGATGTTGCTCTGTGTGCAACGTGAATTTGAGCTAATATTGTTTCACTAGAAAAGTTATCATCAGTACCTATAATATAAACACCTTGACTTTCGCTTTCGTGAGATTGCATAGTTATCATAGCCCTTACGCTGTATATACCTGTGCTTGGAAATGAAAATATACCTGAACTTTCTGTCATACCTGTACCAGAATATCCTGCTGCAATCCCTGTTGTAAATCTTGATAGGTTAGCTGTAATAACAGAGTTATCATTTGTCCTAGAAGAAGTTAAATACCATTGGTCAATTTCAGGAACGCTATCTACAGTATTATCTTTTATTAAAACACCATCAATGGTTACACCATTAGCACTTGTATATTCACTAATTGTATTTACATTTAACGAACTCATAATATCACCATTGTACCAGCGACTGTTAATGTAGCACTTGAACCTATAGATATAGGTCCTGCTACAACTGCACCTTCTGTTGCAGCTATCGTGTAAGTAGAATCTTGTGTTTGACTGTGTCTAAAAATACCACCTACTGATGTTAATGAAATACCACCTTGATTCCAGTCAGCAGTATCTACATTGTCTAATTCATAATGAATACCTGTAGCTGTTCCTGTATCTGTCAGTGTAAAATCTGAATTGTCTGCAACAAGTGCATTAGATGAACCTGCATTGTTAGCTACATAATCTATAACTGCTGCTGATGTAGGAATTGTATCATCATTATCATGGTTTCCTATACCTTCAGATTCAATAACTATCGCTGCAGCTTTAAAATCCGCTACATCTATGTTAGATATGCTGTTTCCTGTGGCTTCAACATCAAATGTTTTATTAGTAAAAGTATCTGTAGATGATGCAGTTACATCTCCTTTGGCATCAAGTTGTGTCTGTATATCAGAAGTAACACCATCTAATCTTTGAAACTCTGCATTACTGACTGAACCATCAGCAATTTTTGCAGCATCAATGGCAGCAGATGCTTTTATATTTGCATCTTCTATATTTGTTATTGAGTTACCAGTACCATCTGCATCAATAGTTTTATTTGTAAATGTAGTTGTTGATGAAGCTGTTACATCTCCCTTTGCGTCTAGCTGTGTTTGTATGTCTGAGGTTACGCCATCTAGTCTTTGAAACTCTGCGTCACTAACACTACCATCTGCAATTTTACTTGCATCTATTGCAGCAGAAGATTTAATATCTGCATTTACAATATTAGTTATAGTATTGTTATCGCTGTCTATGGACTTATTGGTTAGTGTATCTGTAGAACTTTCTGTAACTACAGTAGAATCTATTGCAATACTAATTTCGTTACCACTAGCGGTAGTATCAATACCTGTACCACCTGCAATATCTAATGTTTCAGTATCTAAATCTATTTGTATTGGTCCACCACTATCTGCTGTAACATCTAAATCTTCAGCAGTTAGCTGTGTATCTACATAAGTTTTAATTGCTTTTGCAGAAGCTAATGTGTCATCACTACCACTAACAGATGACAAGTCTGTATCTAATACACCAGACTTTAGGTTATCTACTTCTATGTTAGATACTGTGTTGCTATCTACATCTATAGTTTTGTTAGTTAATGCTTGTGAACCTGCAAGAGTTGCTACTGTGCTATCTATTGCAAAAGTAACTTTGTCTGTACCTGTAGTGGTATCTATACCTGTACCACCTTCTAAATCTAATACTGCTGAATCTAAGTCAATAGCTATGTTGCTACCACTATCAGCAGATATATCTAAGTCCTCTGCTGTAAGTTGTGTATCTACATACGCTTTAATTGATTGTTGTGTAGCTAAATGTGTAGCAGAGTTAGAAGCCATGTTATCTTCATCTTTTACAACTCCTGTAGTAACAACTGCTGTACCATCTTCATTTATTATTGTATCTACTCTGTCATTAATATCTTCTATGTGTTGTTGAAGTGGAGCCATTCTTACAACAGAACCAGAAGCATGTGATAAACCAGAAGTAGCTGCTGAACCAGTTAAATATCTAAAACCACTACCACCATCTCCAATTGTTAATTGTTTTGTTCCAGCATTTACTGCAGTTATTAATACTACTTCTCTGTTTGTTGCACTATCTGGGTTTAAAACTACATAACTATCTGCTTGTATTTGATTACCTGCTGAATCAACAACAGAATTGACTGTCATTGTTGAATCTGATGCACCAATAGTGCCTGTTAAAGTTGTTTCAAAAGCATTTAATAAGTTAGTTTCTCTTGCTGTCATTCTATCCTAATCTACCTACTCCTAATAGTTCTATTCCTAATCCTACTCCAGATGTTGAAGTTTGTACTACTTTACTACCTCTAAATCTTACTAAGCAATAGCTTGTTACAGACCCTCTAGGACTTATCTCCTCTATAGGACTGCTAACATTTTCTATTATACCTCTTAATAATGTATCTGGTCTAAATATCTCTAATTGAACGTTCTTACCTTCTTTGTTACGTAATGCCTGGTAAACTAAATCTCCTTGTCCCTGGACCAATAATGATTTTCTGAATGGACGTTCTATCTGGTCAGATATATTTATAGGCATATCTACGACCAAATCATTAACAAGTTGGAAACCTCTAATAGCAAATGACAACATTTCTGGTGACTGTGTTACATCATCTGTATTTATTTCTATTTTTCCTGCAATCCATCTACCATCTACAAGTGTCATAACTTCTTCTTCACCACCTGTACCAGAAAATATAGATACTTGTTCTGACCATGTTGTAGCATTTGGATTGTTTATATCTGCAGGAATAGTAGAAGTAGATAGTTTGACAGAACCAGTAGTAACTACATTAGTATTTAGTTTTGCGCCTACCCACTGTTTTTTTTCTGATGTAAAGAAATCAGCTAAAGCGGTTATTATATAACCTGTGCTTACGTAGTTAGTAGATTCTCTGTACGACCCACCAGCAGCAACAGTTGCAAATAATGTATCAGAAAATACTGTTATGCCTAATACTATTCCACTCTCTGCAAATTCCAAATCTCTAGCTATACCACCTGTAGGTAGGTAATATCTCCACAGATTTGTTTTGCTTGCACTATCTACTATGCCTGTATATATACTGTCTCTTGTAGATATAATTTTGTAAGGTGCCTGGTTTAAAGTTGATGTGCTGTTACCCCATTGTTTTATAAGTTGTGCATTTACAAGAACATACAAACTATTGGCATTTGTAATCTCTGCTCTGTACAATCTGCCTATTTTACCACTAGCAGTGTTTTGATATGTGCCATAAAATATTAAACCTTGTGCTGCATCTATTGCATTAGGTATTTCTCCTTCTACAAATGTTTGACCTTTTAGTGTTAATGTAGATGACTCATCAGCAAAAGAATATATATAACCATCATCAGCTGTAGCAAGAACTACTGCACCTGCATCACAAACATCTGTCCAGTTTCTACCATTAGGTAATGATTTTATTGCTGTGTCATTACCTGTGCTTGCAGAAGCAGGTTCTATCTCATATAATACTCCAGATGTATCTGATGCAATTAACCTACCTTTAGCAGCCCATAATCTACTATAAGTATTATCAGAGTTGTAACCACTACCATAAGTATTAGTGCCAGTTCTTTGATATATAACACCATTAGCCACTATATATAATTGATTACCCATTACAGCTAAACCAGTGATAGCATTACCAGAACTTGGTTTACCTTGACCAGACGTACCATCTTGTGTTGGTGTTCCAGTAAGTGGTGTAGTTATCTTCATAAGTGTGTCACCATCCGCATAAAATATTGTGCCATCAAGTTCTTGCATGTATAAATTTGTATTAGAAGAAGTTAATGCTTCCTCTGTATCATGCAGCAAAGATACTTTATATTCTTGACCTACTTGTTTACCACTAAATACATCAATACCTTTACTATCCCAGAATCTTTGAAAATCATTTTCTGCAGCATTTCTTCTGTGTGCTTTGTCTAATCCAGAACCACCAGCAAAATCTGTCCTGGAGTATATCTGACCAAACTCCTGTTGAAAATCCTCTGGAGTCTCTGATGTTTGTATAGCTTGTGCCTGGAGTGGTGCTGTATTTATATTAAGCTGCCGTCCTGGACCAACAGCAAATCTAAGAAATAAATCGTCTAAGTTAGCTTCAAAACCTTGTGACTCTGGTGCAGATGTATTGCTTGGTGAAGGTAATACCGACATTATGCACTATAGTTTATGTTCATTATTGATACTGGAGCTGGATATAAGGAACGTAAATTACCTCTTGCTTCGTCTATTAATAATGACCTTAGTCTTAGTAGTGCATTCCTTAATCTTTCACCAGAACCTACGGGATAATTTTCTGCTGCTAGTTTTTCTGTAATAAATTCTTGTGTTGAAGCATCTACATCTGTAGCACCTACAATATCTGCTACAGCACCTACCATAACTATTTGTTGATATTCATCTTCTAATAAACATGTGGTAGATAAATCGTCTGTCTCTGCGGATGGTCTAACAAATTTTCTTTTAACAACTAAGTAAACTGTTTTGCCGTTGCTTGTGTTGTAAAACTGTACAGCTGTATTTGTTGTAGATGGTGGAAAATTTTTAAGCAGCTCTATACCAGCAGATGTATATTGTTCACCACTAGCATTCTGTACAAAAGAAGATAAAACTTCTACAGTACTAGCTGCTACTTCCTGGTATGTGCTATTAGCTGTGGTTGTTATTGTTGTTACGTTATATAACGTTGGATATAATCTTACAATATTATCTGATACTGCATCAAATACTGATTTACGTGGAAATGTTGGATTTATAAATATGTTGGCTTTGTCATCGTGACTTGCAGCTGTTGTGCCAGAATAACCTCTAGCAACTGTCAATGTTCTAGTAGATGTGTTAGCTGCTGTAACTAACATAATCTCTTGGTCTATTTCTATCAATGCACCAGACCCTAATAAGTTTTCTTCTTCAGATGAAAACAATCCAGACTCATAAACTAAAGAAGTTACTGAATTATTTATTGCACCATCTAACCTTGAAAATGCTGATAAGTCATCTGGTTTATTTAAAAAATCTCTGTAGATTCTATCTACTAATGTACTTACTGCTGCCATATATACCTATGTTACTAGAGGGAGAAGTATTTATCTCCCTCTAATAAATATACTATCTAACTACTTATTAGGAAGTAGATAGTGATGTAATTTTGCCGTGGAATTGTTCTGGACCATACTCCAAACCAACTTCTCCGTATATTTGGAACTTATAAGCTGAACCAGTTTGTGCAAGTGGTTCTGCAAAGAAGTGTCCTTTTCCTGGAATATCCAAGAATACAGGAGCGCAATAAGCAAGGTCAACAATCATAATATCTTCAGCAGGTATGTGTCTGCTATAGACAATTCCTACTTCACCAAAGTCGGTTTCAATACTGGTAATATTTACACCACCAATATTTCTATCTCTTGGTGCAAGTGCTAAAGCACTTGAAAATACAGAGGATAGTTTTTGCTTTTGAAAGGCATTAGCAAATATTACAGGTTGCTCAAATGGCGCACCTGAATCTGCCATAAGTTTTAGACAAGCATCTAATTTTGCTTGGTCTAAAGCTGCATTACCACCAGCTACTTCGTTTGTAGTAATAGCTGGTAACATACCTCTTGTTTTTCTTGCTGTTGATACATCTGTATCTG